TTCACTATACCTTCTCCAGATGACGGTACAACTACTATATCTGCTGGCGGTTACTTTGGTCAATACTTGGATATGGAAGTTACTGCCAAGAACGACTTTGATTTAATCAAAAGATATCGTGAAGTAAGTCAACACCCTGAGTGTGACACAGCGATTGAAGATATAATCAATGAGGTTATCGTAGCTAATGAAAGAGATTCAGCTGTTTCTTTATCGTTAGATAAACTTGCTATATCGGAAAATATAAAAACAAAAATTAGAGCAGAGTTTGATGAAGTCCTACGACTGTTAAACTTTGACGAAAAAGGTTTCGACATCTTTAAAAGATGGTACATTGATGGAAGAGTTTACTTTCACAAGGTGATCGATCCTACTAGTCCTAGAAAAGGGATTACAGAAATAAGATATATCGATCCTAGAAAAATTAAAAAGGTTCGAGAGATAACTAAGAAAAGAGATTCTAAAGGTAAAGGAATTGAAGTTGTAGAACAAACGGCAGAATGGTTTGTTTACAATGAAAAAGGTATGTCTTCAGCAAACTCAAATGCTGGTATAAAGATATCAACTGATTCAATTACTTATGTCACGTCTGGTGTTGTAGATCAAACTAGAAATATGGTTATGGGTCACTTGCACAAAGCAATCAAACCTGTTAATCAATTAAGAATGATCGAGGACGCTGTTGTCATTTACAGAATAGTAAGGGCACCTGAAAGACGAGTATTCTATGTTGACGTAGGAAATTTACCTAAAGTTAAAGCCGAAGCATATCTAAGAGATGTAATGGCAAGATATAGAAACAAACTTGTTTATGATGCTTCAACTGGTGAAGTAAGAGATGACAGAAAACATATGTCAATGCTTGAAGACTTTTGGTTACCTCGTAGAGAAGGTGCAAAAGGAACTGAAGTAACTACATTACCTGGTGGACAAAATCTAGGTGAGATGACAGATGTTATGTACTTTCAAAAGAAACTTTACAAGGCATTGAATGTACCAATTTCAAGAATGGAATCAGAAGCAGGTTTCAATCTTGGTAAGGCTGCTGAGATAACTAGAGATGAATTGAAGTTTACTAAATTCATTCAGAGATTAAGAAAAAGATTTACACAAGTCTTTAGTGACGTGTTAAAATCACAATTAGTCTTGAAAGGTGTTATCACAATTGAAGATTGGCAGAGAATTCATAGTCATATTCAATATGATTTCTTAAAAGATGGATACTTTGCTGAGTTAAAAGAATCTGAGATTATGAGGGAAAGATTAAGTCTTGCTTCAGAAGTAAGTCCTTATGTAGGTAAATACTATTCAGTTGACTACATAAGAAAGAAAGTATTAAGACAAAGTGATGAGGATATTATTGAAATTGATAATCAGATCGCTGTTGAAATAAAACAAGGTATTATTGCTTCTCCAGAAGGACAAGATATGGAAGACAATGATAATGCCGATATAAATATAGGAGATGAATAATTATGCCAAATGATAATGTAAAAGATATGGTCGATTCACTTGCAGGCGGAGATAATATCAAAGCTCAAGACGCATTTAAGAATGCTTTGTCTGACAAAATAGGACAAGCACTTGATGATAAAAGACAAACAGTTGCTACGGACTGGTTAAATAGTGCTCAAGAACAAGAAGCAATAGAAGACGCTGCAGGATTAGATAATGTTAGTGGTGTGGTTACACCAGGACAAGAAGAAGAACCTGCTGCTGAAGTAGAAATAGATCAAGGTGGAGAAGATGAACCAACTATCGTTCCAGAAGTTTAAAAAAACTCTTACAGAGTTGAAGGAAGATAGTCCTAAGGAAACTGCGGAGTATAAGAAATTATCTCCTGCGGCGAAACAGGCGGTGAAAGATGTATTTACTTTGTTAGGTAATACCAAGGGGGAAATCATTACTAAGGTTGACGGTATTATCAAACAAGTAGCAAAAAAAAGAAACGTTAAAGTGTCTGATATAGAAGATTACTTTGACAACGAAATATTAAATTAAAAGGAATAAAAAATGGCAATTGCAACAAGAACACTCAAAGATACAGTAGTAGAAACTGGTGGCGGTGCGTCAGGTGGTAAGGTTACTGTTCTAGTAAACATGAGCGATAACACTACTGCTAACTCAAACATACTAGACGCAAGTGGTTTATCAGGACACGCTAACGGTGCTAAATTAGATATCACTAGAATTTGGTGGAGTTTAGTTCAAGGTACTGCTGACGATAATACAGGTCATGTACAGATACAATTTAAAGGTGCTTCATCTGATACTATCGCAATTCAACTTGCTGGTACAGGACACTATGATGGTACTGCTGGTAAGATTACGAATAACGCTACTAATACTACTGCAACTTCAGGAGATTTAGAGTTAACCGCTCTTGGTACTTCTGGTTCTGTATTGATTGAATTAAGAAAAGACACAGCATTTACTGCTTAATTTTTATGACAATTAAGAATACATTGGTTGTAGATAACACTTCTAAATACATTGTTCAATCAAAAGGTATTGGAAGTGAAATCGATCAAGTATTAGTTGACTCTGAGAAACTTGCAAGTGGTAACGATAAATCATTAGTAAGTTTAATAGAATGCTATTATTTAATAGAAGGTACTGGTACACTAACATTAAGTGCCTCTAGTGAAGAAAACGATTTGACTTTGACTGGTAAAGGTAAGTATGGATTACGACCCAATCAATTAAAGTTTGGTAACGATAAACAAATATTATTAACAACTAGCTCAGGCGTAGAGAGTTATTTGTTAGTAAGTGAATTTAGGAGAAATAACTAATGGCTGACGTAGTAACAAGTCAAACGATTGTAGATACAACCGGCACTAAGACCGTGATGAAGTTTACAAATATCTGTGATGGATCAGGTGAAACTCTTGTGACTAAAATGGATGCAAGTGCTTTGACTTTCATGACCGAAGATGCTAATAGAACGATTGCAAAAATATATTGGGCAATTAATACTACGAATGGTAAATCTGGTGTTGAAATATTGTGGGCAGGAAGTGGTACAAGTTCTGTTGACGCAACAATAGGTTTTTTCTCTGGAACAGGTTTTCACGATTACAATGTAGCAGGAAATAGTATACCGAATAATGCAACATTAACAAATAACACAAGTCCTGCTGGTGATGTATTAATCTCTACAAAAGGATTTGTTGCAGGAGATAACTATACTATCATAATTGAAGTAAGATAATATGTCAAAAGATAACGCAAGACAGATATTAGAAAGAATTGTAGGTACTAAAAGTAAAAGTCAATTAGCAGATAAATTTAGATTGGCATTTGCAGAAAAGTATAAAATTAAACAAGAAGAAGTTAAACAAGGAATTGTAGATAAAGTTTACAATAAAAACAAGGTGGAGAGAACATGAAACTAATAACAGAAACAATCGAAGATATCGAAGTATTGACAGAAGCAACCTCTAATGGTGGCAAGTCATATAAGATAAGAGGTGTCTTTATGCAGGCAGATATTAAGAACCGTAATGGTCGTATCTATCCAGTACAGACTCTTGCCAAAGAAGTTGCTAGATACAACGAACAATTTATAAACAAGAAACGTGCTTTTGGTGAACTTGGACATCCTGATGGACCCACAGTTAACCTAGAAAGAGTTTCACACATGATTACTAGTCTAAAATCTGAAGGTAAAAACTTCATAGGTGAGGCTAAGATAATGGATACACCCTACGGTAAAATCGTTAAGAATTTAATTGACGAAGGTGCTCAACTAGGTGTGTCATCAAGAGGTATGGGATCAATACAAGGCAGTACTGTCGGTAAAGATTTTTATCTTGCAACTGCGGCTGATATAGTTGCAGACCCAAGTGCTCCAGACGCTTTCGTAGAAGGTATTATGGAAGGTAAAGAGTGGATATGGGACAACGGTGTACTGAAAAGTAAATCTGTTGAAGAATACAAAGAACAAATAGAGAGAACAAGACGTGCCGATTTGGCAGAAACAAAAGCCTCTATTTTTAACGACTTTTTATCTAAACTTAAATAACCTACGCAACTTTAATAATAAGCGTAGAGTTTAAGATGATAAAACATATAAATAATAATAACTAAAATTTAAATTTAAATTTTTACTAATAATCAAGGAGAGACCGAATGTCAGACTTAAAAAAAGACGTAGAGAATTTAGAAGAAGTGAATGCTGTTACAGCAAACGCTGCTCCTGCTGAACCTACTCATCTTAAAAATGACGCAGTAGATATGGGTGCTCCAGTTGTAAAACCAACTGACAAGGGTGCTGACGCTGCTTCTAAGGCGAAACAAAATACTTCGGATCCAGCTAAGAAAAGTGCTAACGATGGTTCATTAGCTAATGACCAAAAAGGTGCTTCTATGAAAGAAGAAGAAACAGAAGTTGAAGGTGAAGAAATTGCTGAAACTACTGAAACTGAATTAGACATAGACTTATCTGCTGACGTTAAAGCATTAGTTTCAAGTGACGCTGATTTATCTGAAGAATTCAAAGATAAAGCGGCTATGATTTTTGAAACTGCTGTTAAGACAAGAATCCAAGAACAGACTAAAATCCTTGAGGCAAGATATGAAGAAAAACTTTCAGTAGAAACTGAAACAGTAAAAGAAGCTATGGTCGAAAAAGTTGACTCATACCTAAACTATGTTGTTGAAGAATGGATGAAAGAAAATGAATTAGCAGTTGAAAGAGGAATAAGAACTGAGATTGCTGAAGACTTCATTACTGGTCTTAAAGACTTATTCAAAGAACATTATATTGATGTTCCTGAAGAAAAATACAACGTACTAGATGACTTAACTACTCAGAACAAAAAACTTGAAGAAAAGTTAAACAACGAAATTTCTAAAAACGTTGATCTAACTAAATCAGTTTCTGAATCTGCAAAATCTAAATCTATTGGTGAAGTATCAGAAGATTTAGCTGACACAGAAAAAGAAAAATTCGAGAAAATGGCTGAGAATGTTGAGTACGATAGTGCTGACAAGTTTAGAGAGAAGTTAGAAACTATTAAAGAATCTTACTTTCCTAAATCTAAGATTGATGAAGCGACATCTAAAGATGAAGTTGACTCAGTTGCGGCTAATGCTCCTAGTGATTTCTCTAGTGGCAAATCCGATGCTATGGCTGCATATACAGCTGCAATAACTAAAAACATTAAGTCTGTAAAGATTTAATTTAATTAAAATAAATAGGAGAGATAAAAATGTATCTTACTGAAAACTTACAAGACAAATGGCAGCCAGTATTGGAACATCCTGATTTACCAAAAATCGGTGATGCTTACAAGAGAGCTGTAACAACTGTCATTCTTGAAAACCAAGAAAAAGCAACTAGAGAAGACGCTAGTTTTATGGCAGAAGCTGCACCGGTTAACGCAACTGGTTCAAACGTAAACAACTGGGATCCGGTTTTAATTTCACTAGTTAGAAGAGCAATGCCTAATCTTATTGCTTATGACGTATGTGGAGTACAACCGATGACTGGACCAACTGGTCTTATCTTCGCTATGAAGTCAAGATTTGCTACACAAGGTGGTGCAGAGGCTTTATTTAATGAAGCTGATTCTGACTTTTCTTCAAGAGATGCTGCGTCTGACACAGGTTCTACATCTGTACAGGCTGGTACTAACCCTGCTGAACTTAACGATTCACCCGCTGGTACTTACACAACTGGTGACGGTATGACTACTGCACAAGCAGAAACGCTTGGCGATGGTACTGATGAGTTTGCTGAAATGGCTTTCTCAATCGATAAAGTTACGGTTACTGCTAAATCAAGAGCTCTTAAAGCTGAATACACTATGGAACTTGCACAAGACTTAAAAGCAATCCACGGTTTAGACGCTGAAACAGAACTTGCTAACATCCTATCTTCTGAAATCCTTGCGGAAATCAACAGAGAAGTTGTTAGAACAATCTACACTACTGCAAAAGCTGGTGCTCAAGTTAATACTACTACTGCTGGTATATTTGACTTAGACACAGATTCAAATGGTAGATGGTCAGTTGAGAAATTCAAAGGACTATTATTCCAACTTGAAAGAGATGCTAATGCAATTGGTCAACTAACAAGAAGAGGAAAAGGTAATATAATTATCTGTTCAGCTGATGTTGCTTCGGCACTTCAAATGAGTGGTGTATTAGATTACGCTCCTGCTCTTAATACTAACTTAAACGTTGATGACACAGGAAATACTTTCGCTGGTGTATTAAATGGTAAATTTAAAGTTTACATTGATCCATATAGTGCAAACATTTCTGCTAAACAATTCTACGTTGTAGGTTACAAAGGTACTTCACCATACGACTCTGGGATTTTCTATTGTCCTTACGTGCCATTACAAATGGTAAGAGCAGTTGGTCAAGATAGTTTCCAACCAAAAATCGGTTTCAAAACTAGATATGGTATGGTTGCTAATCCTTTCGCAACTACTGACGGAGACGGCGCAATTGACTTAACGTCACCTGCTGCTGGAGATCAAAACGTTTATTACAGACGTGTTAAAGTTTCTAACATTATGTAATATTGGTTGATACCGATTATGAAAAAGGGGGCTTCGGTCCCCTTTTTTTGGTCTAAAAAACCGTTATAAATAGTAGTATGACAACATCAAATGTAATCGACAGAACAACTACTAAATTTGACTATGCAAGTCCAATTCAGTTTAGGTTCAAAATGACTAAACTTCCGCTAGTTGAGTTTACTGTACAGACAGCAAACATACCTGGTCTATCATTAGATGAGGTTCAACAACCTACAAGATTGAAACCAATAGCTTTACCAGGGTCTACATTATCTTTTAGCAATTTGGATTTGTCTTTTCTTGTAGATGAAAATTTAAATAATTATAAAGAGTTACATGATTGGTTAATTGGTTTAGGTACGCCAGAATCCGATTCACAATTTGCAGCGCTTTTGGCAACAGGTAGTGATAGGTTTGCCGGTTCAACTGCAAGTTCAGCAGCAACAGGATCAAATACAGCAACACCGTTAAATGAAGGTGCAATTTATTCAGACGCCACACTCACAGTATTAAATAGTAAGAACATTGCTAAAACTGAAATACGATTTAAAAATGTTTATCCTATATCTCTAGGATCATTATCTTATGATATCAAGGCAAGCGATGTTGATTATTTGCAAGCAACTGCCAGTTTTAGTTATATGGGTTACGAAATAGTACAGATTTCTTCTTCATAAGCTTTACTTTTAATTAAAAAGGTGATACAATATATACATGACATTAGAAGAATTACAACAATCAGTAGATAGAGATTTTAAATTAGATGATACAGAATTAGACGCTGAATCAATTAAGATACCTTTATTACATAACAAATATTT